GATAAGTATAACAAAGGCGGTACTGTAGTGAAAGTCAAGCCACGGGGATTTAGTCGCATGCTTCCAAGCAAAAGACCAACTACAAAGATATTCAGGAGTCAAGGAAGATGATGCTCGAAAAGAGGATCATGGATCATGAAGGATTTCGCAAAAAGATCTATGCCGACTCATTGGGAAAAAAAACGATTGGGTATGGCCACCTCATCACGGAAAACGATAATTTTGAAGAAGGTATAGAATATAAAAAATCCGACCTTCTGGATCTTTTTTACAAGGATCTGGAAAAAGCCAGAGAAGGCGCCAACCAACTTGTCGGCCACATAGAAGAGCTTCATATCGAAGCGAAAAACGTAATAATTGAGATGGTGTTTCAATTGGGAACCCAAGGTACTCGAAATTTTAAAAAACTGATTTTGGCCTTGGAGGAAAAGGACTATTTTGAGGCGCACGTCCAGATGCTGGACTCACGCTGGAGTAAACAGACACCAAGAAGATGCGCTGAACTTTCCGAAATAATGAAAAAGTGCGTATAGAGAATGGAAATAGTTAAAGTTGTTGAATGGCTCAAAAAAATATTAAAAACTAGACAAGATAACGTAAATGAAGCTATAACAAGTGATGTAAAGACTTTAGAGGATTACAAGTATCTTCTAGGGAAATTACATGCATATAATGAAATAAGACAGGAACTCACGGACCTGCTAAAAAAACAGGAGCAACTTGATGAATAAATTAATTGTACCAAAACATGTTTGGGATGGTAAGAAAAAAGAAAAACAAAAGCAAGAAGTTGAAAAAGTTCCAACCCCTACGGGATTTAGGATAGTTTTATTTCCCCTTAAACTCGATTCAAAATCAACGGCAGGAATTTATTTTACCGATGATACTATTGAACAATCTCAAATTACCACGAATATTTGTAAAGTCCTAAAATTAGGACCAGATGCATACAAGGATAAAGCACGTTTTCCTAATGGATCATGGTGTAAGGAAGGAGATTGGGTTTTAATTACCAAATATGCAGGATCCCGCATTCGCATAGAAGGTGGAGAATTACGGATCATTAATGATGATGAAGTACTGGCAGTCCTTGATGATCCCCGTGATATTTTGCCAGCAAACATTTTATAACATGGAGGTACCATGCCGGAAGCAACAACATCACCATCAGAAAAACTAGTACCAATTGATACTAGTGGAAACCCTGTTGATGTAACATTAAAAGAAGAAAAAGAAAAAGGCGTTATAGAAACAGCAGCAGAGGAATCTCCTGTTGTTGAAGTAAAAGAAGAAGAAGAAGTAAAAGTCGAAGAAGAAAAAGACTCTTCCGCGCACACTGAAGAAGAGCAGTATTCTCAAACCGTTAAAAAGCGCATTGATAAAATGACTTTTAAAATTAGAGAGGCTGAACGGCAACGTGAAGAAGCCTTAAAATATGCCGAGTCTGTAAAAAGAGAGAGAGATGAATTAAAAAATAAAGTTACCAAAGTTGATGAAGGATATCTGGATGAATATAAGAAACGTGTCAGTTCAGAACTGGATAAAGCCAACCAACTTTTAGGGAATGCGATTACCAAAGGTGATGTAAAAGCGCAAGTAGAGGCTAATAAAGCCATTGCAAGATTGGCGATTGAGGAAGAAAGGGCTAATTCTTCTACTCTACAACGAGAAAAAATAAAAGAAAATCTAGAGAAACAAGCTAAAGCAGCACCACAAGCCCCTCAACCTTTGCCACAACCTGATCCCAAAGCGGAAGCCTGGGCAGAAAAAAATGAATGGTTCGGTAAAAATGAGGGAATGACGTATACAGCACTGTCGATCCATAAAAAATTGATCAATGAAGAAGGATTTGACGGCAAGGGTGATGCATACTATAAAGAACTTGACAAACGAATACGAAAAGAGTTTCCTCATAAGTTTGAGGATAAGAACAAAGACAATCGAGTAGTCCAGACGGTTGTTTCTGCTAATAGATCGACAAAAAGTGGGCGCCGCACTGTGAGACTCACACCTTCACAGGTAGCTATCGCAAAAAAACTTGGTGTGCCCTTGGAAGAATACGCAAAACACGTGAAGGAGGCGTAATATGACTGAAAAGACAAAACTAAAAACCTCACGCAAAGCTGAAACCCGTGAAACGGGTGCTCGTAAAAGAGGATGGGTTCCTCCATCCAACTTAGAGGCACCGGAACCACCCACAGGCTTTCATCATCGATGGATACGATTCGAGTTTCGAGGTACCCAGGACGAAAAAAACGTTATGGGACGCATACGAAGTGGATATGAACCAGTTAAAGCTAGTGAATATCCCGATCGAATGGATCTACCGGCGATTGCTGACGGTAAGTATAAAGGTGTTATAGGAGTTGGAGGATTAATCTTGATGAGATGTCCGATCGAAGTAAAAGAAGACAGAGACATTTATTTTAAAAGTCTTACTGCCGATCAACAAGCATCTATTGAGAATGATTTAATGAAAGACGAGCATCCAGCTATGCCAATCTCAAAAGAACGGCAAAGCAGAGTAACTTTTGGTGGAGGTACCAAGTCCAAATAAGTTGGAAGGTCTTCCTCAAACATTATTAAAAGGATGTTAACATGGCAAACGTTGATGCGGCCTTCGGGCTGATACCAGTTGCTTGTCAGGGACAAACGGATAATAATGGTGGACAATCACAGTACCCGATCGGAGACACTCAAAGCACAGCTATCTTCACAGGGGACCCCGTTAAATATAAAAGTGACGGGACCATTGAAGTAGCGGCGGCGACTAACCCCCTATTGGGCGTGTTTGGAGGCTGTTTTTATACGGACCCAACAACAAGCAAACCAACCTGGTCCCCATATTTTCCTGCGAGCTTAGCTCCAGGGGATGCGAAAGCATTTGTATGGGATAATCCAATGCAAACATTTATTGCTCAGCAGGATTCTGTTGGCAGTAATATAGTTGCGGCCAATCTAAATGAAAACGCGGATCTCGTTTTCGGCGCAGGCAATACCGTTACGGGTGTGTCTGGCGTAGAAATAGATTCAAGTTCAGCGGATACTACTGCTACTCTTCAAGTGAGACTAATAGATTTTTACAATGTTCCAAGTAATAACACTACTGCGAACAATTCAATTATTGTCGTAAAAATCAACAACTCTCAACTTATGGGTGGTACTGGTACTGCGGGCGTATAGACTAGGAGATAAATTATGGCTATTAATAGAGCCCAGCTCGCCAAAGAGCTAGAACCTGGTCTTAACGCATTGTTTGGACTGGAGTACGCTCGTTATGAGAACGAGGCGGCACAAATATTTAGTCAAGAATCAAGCGACAGAGCTTTTGAAGAAGAAGTAATGTTAGTTGGTTTTGGTGAAGCAGCGGTAAAACCGGAAGGCGCTGCAGTTGATTTTGATACTGCAAAAGAATCCTTCACTGCAAGATACGTTCACGACACAATTGCTTTGGCATTTGCGTTAACGGAAGAAGCGGTGGAAGATAACCTTTACGATACTTTATCTGCTCGTTACACTAAAGCACTAGCTCGATCTATGGCTTATACTAAACAAGTTAGGGGAGCCAATATTCTGAACACTGCGTTCGCGACTACTGGCGGTGATGGTGTTACATTAGCTAGCACAGCTCACCCAACAACATTCGGCGGAAACTGGTCAAACAGATCTTCCACGGATGCTGACCTTAACGAAACCTCATTAGAGCAGGGATTGATTGACATCGCTGGCTTTATCGATGAAAGAGGGTTAAAAGTTGCAATGAAAGGCAGAAAAATGATTATTCCTGTCAACATTCAATTTGTAGCCGATAGGATCTTAGAATCCACTCTTAGAGTCGGTACTGCTGATAATGATATCAATGCGATCAAAAACATGGGCATGCTACCTGAAGGTTATGTAGTGAATCACTACTTAACTGACACAGACGCGTGGTTCGTGAAAACTGATTGCCCTAATGGATTCAAACACTTCACAAGAGCTGCCCTTGCCACTGGCATGGAAGGCGATTTTGATACAGGAAATATGAGATACAAAGCACGTGAGAGATATAGCTTTGGTTACTCTGATCCTCGTTGTGTTTACGCATCTCAAGGTTCATAAACTTACACTGGATCCTCCCAGATACGAAGAAGGCGCTTGTAAGAGCGCCTTTTTTGTTTTACAACTAAACTGTTAATGTTGGTGAATACACGTCATAAGGACGGTGTATTTACTGGTCAAATTAAAAGGAGACTGACATGACAACACATTTTAACAATGGCGTTACTAACGTGGTTAAAGATAAAAGCCCGTTAAAGAACGCAATGATGCCTGATCCATTTCCGGTTACCAATACGCAAGGTGGCGGATATGACTTTCTAGGCCAAACTTCGTTTATGGATGATTTTTATTCAGCCATTACAAGAACCAATACAAGTAATAATGGAAGAGGTTCACCAGGATGGTATTTAAGCCAAACTGCTAGTACTCAAACCGCTGCACCAGTAGCAGACGCTCATGGTGGATGGTTACAATTAGATGAAGTAAATGCAACTGATGATGCTTATAACCAAATTAATACTTTTACTGCTTTTCAACTAAACACAGGTATGAATGCTGGTTTTGAAGCTAGAGTAGCAGTTGAAGATATTTCAGCAACAGAAATTGTTTTTGGATTTGTTGATACAGATGTAACTTCAGGAGTAGTAAATATTACTGACGGAGTATATTTCTCTAACTTTGCTGATCCTACTTCAATTACGGCTGGAACTGGTTTATACCTTCACGCTGAAAAAAATGGAACGGTAACTTCAAGTGATGCATTAGTTGATCCATACACTGGTGATACTTTTGTAATTGAAGATGGTGCCTTGCAAACAGCTAGTGCTACTCAATTAGCGACTCCAAGTAATTCATTTATTGCTGGATTTAACATTGTTCCTAAAGGATTAAATGGTAATGTAAATACTGCTGTGATTCAAGCATACTTAGGTCCTGTTGGAAAACAGCCTTTGCCTGTTGCCTCAATTGCAACTACTAATTTACCTGATGATTTGGCATTAGGACTTATGATGGGAACTAAAAACAATACAACAACCGCAGCTATTATGTGGGTTGATTATGTT